CTGATCCCTCATCCTTCTCAGCAAAACCATAGCCAGAGGCCGCACCTGTTGCCGTACCAATTGCAGTGCCACGGGCAATTTGACCTGGCACAGTCTGACCTGTAACCAATGCTTGAGTGGCAGGGGCAAGCTTCGCAACCTGTTTAGCAAGACCTAATGGTGCAATTAAGCTACCGCCAATCTCTAGGCTAGTTTTAGCAATGGGAGAATCCATGCCAAATTGTTTCTGTTGCTCACGCAACATATTGCGCTGCTTTTCATACTCAGGCCCACTGATTGAGCCAGTTCTTAATGCCGCCTCGATTTCATCAAGCGTTCCAAAGGTCAAGCCTTGACCAACAGACCTAAGAGCCTCGGCTGGCCCTGAGTAATCTACAGGCGAACCAAGGACTGATTTGAATGCCTGTGGTTGGTCAGCAAGTGGTGCATCTTTATAGTCAGCCATTATGGTTTTGTCCTTCTTTGTCCTTCAGGGTCAATGAATGCTGTTCCTGATGGATATTTTGGGTTTCTTAGAAAACTTTGATATTCCTTGTTGTCAATAATTTGCACATCAAATTTGGGAACATCAATTGGACGTTCTGGTTGAGGAAAATTAGCGTTCCGTCTACGTCTAAGCACATCGTCAGAAGCGTTCTGAGTACGCCTTACATTGATTTCAAGTAACCGCCTCATTGCTGATGCCGCTGCTTGAGGAGACTCTGAACTCTCAAGTTCTTTTGCAGCCCTGACAGCATCACCTTCAGTCTGAGTGCCTTTGTTTAAGCGCAAGCTCTCATTGGTCAATACTTTTAAAAACTTGTCATAGTCTTCTCTGGCTAGAACATCTGGATCATTTGATCCAACCAATTGTCTTGCCCTAATACTTGCTCTGTCTTTTAAGCCAAACTTAATGTCGCCAGATTTAATTCTTCCAATAAAGTTATTGGCATCTGAAGCTAAGTTTGTTGCGGCTGTAGCTACCCCATAATCAGCTTCTTCATCTTTTGCAAGATATGCGGGTAGTGGCTTGCTTCTAGCAGTTTCTTCTTTACGTTTTTCTGCATCTAATTTCATCTGCTGTTGGAACTGATTATTCTGTTCTTGTAACCTTAACTGCGCCCTTTGAATGTTTAATGATTGTTCAGAGTTAGCCAATCCTTGATCTTTAAACAAATTCAATTGGGCTTGTTGAGCTTTGATCTGATCTTGATTTTGATTAAATTGGCTAATTCGCTGAGTCATCTCAGCCAGTTCTTTGACTTTTACGTCAGCCTTCTCTGGATCAAGAATGCCACTACTAAGACTTTTTGAGTATTGTGTTGCAAGTGTTTTAACATTCTGTGGAATGGTCTCATCGTCAATAAACACTTTAAAGGGGTTGTCTTCTTGACCGCCCATAGCACCGATCCTACGCAGATCAGGAATAACTTTGGCAAACTGAGAGATTGCAGCCTGTCCCTGTGGGAATGACAGAAGTCTATTTTTCACCTCTTCATTGACGCTACCATCTGGGTTTTTCAACTGAGTTATTAAGTTTTGAGCAAGCGCATCAAGTCCACGGCCTTGCATTTGTAAGCCACGTTGAGTCAAATAATCTTCATTCTTCATGGCTTGCATACGGGCTTGCGAACCTTGTTCACGCAAAGCAAAGGCGGCCTCTGCATCACCACTTTGCAATGCAAGTTGTGCGGCTTGTAGGTATGAGTCTGGATTGCTTGGGTCAATCATTCCAAGCAATTGCTGACGTTGTGTAATGCGCTGAAGTTGGGGGTCTTCTACTCCAAAAGCACCACCAATAGCAGTACCAAGCCCTCTAGCACCCGCATAGGTCATTGCCGCACCCCTAGAGGCAGGGTCTAATTGAGCAAGGGTAATACCTTCTTGCAAAGCACTTCTACGTTGTTGCTCACCATACATTTGTGGGGTTAGTCCAAACAAACCCGCTACGATATTTTCTGCCATGATGTGTCCTTATCCGTAAATATCTTCAAGCATTTTCTGAAAACCAGCATCGCCTTTTCCATAAGAACCAAAATCTAATGCGTTTGTTGGAGTTGATCCAAACAAATTACCAACCACCCGACCAAAGGCATCAGAAGCTCCAGCACCACCTAGTAATGTGGCGTAAGGATTAGTTGTTGCAGCTCTACCAGTTGCCAAGGCAACACTTTGTTCAGCACCACGAAGCCCTAATTGACCAACATTAGCACCTGCTGTAGCTGCTTGTTGACCAAGAGCCGCACCCATTGTCAAAGGTTGTTGTGCCAATTGCTCTAAGCCTTGAACTTGTCCCAAAGCAGTCGTGTAAGGCGCATAAGCGGCTTGTTGACCACCATAGTATTGACCCATAGCTTGTGAGCCTTGGCCCAATAGACCCGCACCAAACAAGACATTCTGTTGTCCATACTGTTGAGCATTAGCCGCCAATTGAGCCTCTTGTTGCGCTCTAGCGTTATACAGAGCTTGTAGTTCAGGAGTGGTAGCACCCAAAGCACCACCTTGAGCCACAGAAAGACCTCCACGACCTTGTTGTTGGAGTCTGTTTTGCAGATTAGCAAGTTCAGTCTCACGACCAGGTTGCAACAAAGCCATTTGAGAAGCTAGATAGTTCTTAGCAACATCTTCAGGCTTTTGAGCAAGATAACCTTGACCAAGTTTAAACAAACTCTGAGCGCCTGTTTGGAGTGGTTCAAAGGCTTTCTGAGCGCCTTCTGCTTGTTGAATACCAGTCTCAGCTAACTTAACAAATCTATCTTGAGCATTTTTAGCTTGTGGGTCTAAGGTATATCCCGCACTTGTAAGTTGACCCGTTACTGGATCAAAGCCAAACTGAGATGAGCCAAACCTAGTGGTCATTCCAATAGGTCTAAACTGAGCAGCCGCTTTAGCCGCAGCAGTTTCAGTCTCAATCATTCCTTGCGCTTTAATAGCCGCTTCACGAGATGTCTGTTGTTGGAGAAGGCCGCCAGCCGTTTGAGCTGTTGAAGTAAACAGTTGAGCATACTGAGCTGCTGTTAATCCTAGTTTTGCCGCATTAGCAAGTTCTGTAGTAGTAAGAGTTGTAGCTGTAACCTTAGCAAGTGCAGCGGCATCAGCCGCAGTTTTTGCAGCAGCCGCATCAGCAGCGACTTTAGCGGCAGCGGCATCAGCCGCAGTTTTAGCTGCGGCAGCGTCAGCGGCAGCTTTAGCGGCAGCGGCATCAGCAGCCGCCTTAGTAGCCGCATCAGCACCAACCGCAGCATCTGCAACGGCCTTGGCATCAGCAGCAATCTTAGCCTGAGCAGCCGCATCAGCGGCAATCGCATCAGCGGCAATCTTAGCTTGAGCTTGAGCAGCCGCATCAGCGGCCAACTTATCTGCAACAGATTGAGCAGTAATTCCAGCCGCTTCACCAGTAAGAAGACCGCTACCACCCGTTAAGTTGGTCAGAGTTCCAACATTTGCACCAGTAGTCAAAGCACCCGTTAGACTTGTAGCACCAGTAGTACCACCCGCACCACCAAGAGCCAAATCAAGTTGAGCAAGTTCAGCCGTTGTTAAACCTGTAGTTCCAACAGTAGCCGCAGCACCAGTAGCCGCACCCGCATTTAATAAGGTTGGCAATCCAAAGAGTAATGCTGCACCTAGTGCAAACTCTTTTAAACCGCTTTTGACTTCTTGTTGAGTGCCAGTTTTTTCTACTACACCAGTAGGCGTGTATTGTGTATACGATCCACCAGCTTTGTTATCAGTAGCTTTGTAGGTAATTACATTCTCTAATCCACCGATTTGTTCGCTTTCACCTGATCCAGTTACTTGATAAACAGGTTGAATAATGGTGTCGCCAAGGGTAATTGTTTGACCATAAGGTACAGTAGCCGCTATACGAGAAACTATTTGACCTTCAGACAATCCAACAGCACTTGCCATTTGTGCAGGTGTAATTGAGAACTGCTTCATAGCGTCCACAATTTGTGGGTCTGTTAGCCCAGGGTTAGCTAACAAATAATCAATAATCTGTTGATTTGTAAAAGCCATGATTGCTCCTTATTCTGCTGTACCAAAAGGCTCAACCCAATCAGGGTTATGAGGCCAATCAATGGTTGTTCTTGCATCAGAAACAGTCGATGGAAAGTCTCTCAATGTTTGACGATATGTTGCCCACTCAGCTTTCTTAGGAATGGTGCAATCAGCAATCTGAGTCCAATCACAAGCAAGCAATAAAGCATTGCGTGTGGCTCTTAGTTGAGACATTGCAGAGTCCTTGGCTGTTTGGATTTCTTCAGCACTCAATGATTCCACTTGAACAACAGAAACAAACTCACCATCGTCATAGGCAGAGCATGAAACCAACTTCTGAGTCAGACTGTCATGTGCTTTAAAAGCATTGACCTTCTTGGCATTGTTCTCAGCCAAAAATTCAGCACTTGGGCCACTTGCGGGAAACGATGTACTGCTAAACAGTTCACGATAATCGCCTACTGTTATGGGGTTAGTTAAGATTGCAATTTGCATGATGTTTCCTTAATTTGGGCCAATGTCTGGTAGTGCCGCAGTTGGTGCGGTAAAGTTTGCTGTGTATCGGGCGTAACCTTTGGTGATTCGTAGATCATCTATGTAGCCGTTCATTCCGTATGAAGGGCCAGCAACAGTTTCGCCAACTAAAATATTTTGATTTACAGCAAAAATTGCGCTTGTGCCAATTCCTGTATTTGTTGTGCCAACTTGAGTTCCATTTACAAAACAACGAATACTAGACCCGCTTCTGGTGACTGCTACATGACTCCATGTTGAAGTAGATAATGTTCCGCTTCCTGCAAGTATGTTTGTACCAGAGCCGCCTGCTGTTGTGTTGTATGCAAATTGAATCGTCCCACCACCACCAAATGTGCCGTTGACAACAAGCCACCAACACCCAATACCGCTACTATTGTCAAGACTACCAACAACTAAATATGGTGAAGTGCCATTTGGGTATACCCACGCTTCAATTGTAAAATCACCAGAACCAAAATCAAGAATTGGTCTAGTTGATGGATTGCCAACAACAAGCCAATCACCAGTTCCATCAAACGCCAAAGACCCTGTTCCATACTTCACCACGCTTGTAGAAATCTGTGCGTTACCCACAGTTTCTAAGTCGTTCATCATGGCGTTGTCAATGATTGCGCCATTGGTAAAGTTGGTCAACAATTGAGTATTTGTAACCGCAGTCAATGGTGCAGTTGGGGGTGTAAATGTTGTTGTGTAAAGTGCCGTACCTTTGACAACTCTAACGCTACTAATGTACCCGTTAGTAGGCTGAATATTGCCATCTAAATTTATCCCGATAGAAGTGCTAGATGTTGAAGATAAATTGTTAGTTTCGGTAACAGTTGAACCAACTTGAATCCCATTAATAAATGCTCTCAAACTAGACCCACTTCTTGTTATCGCAATGTAATACCAAGTTCCTGTTACAGGACTCCAAGAAAACGTACTTCCTGTTCCTATAGCTCCACTATTTCCAGAAAAAAACCGCAAGTTGCTACTGTTTAATTGAACAATCCAAGCAAATTGGTCAACACCACTAGGGCGACTCCATTTGCCTACAAAAGACTGGTCTGATGTTGAGTTTAAATACACCCAAAACTCGACAGTAAAATCAGCAGGCAAATCTAATGCAGTTGTGTTTGCCGCAGTTAAATAATCCCCACTACCATCAAAGTACCCTGACCCACCAATCACGCTTGTGGAGTAGGCGGTAGAAGCACCAAATGGGTTGAAGCGTTGGACGCTTGTGTTGCCCGCAGCAGTAAGCGTTAAAGGGCTAGAACTGTTATCAACAAATCTGTTTGATTGACAAGTAAGCAATACAGTATTGGTAATTGCTGTTAAATTAGTAGTTAAATCAAAGGTTGTAAGAGCAGTTCCTTTTAATACACGAACATTACTTAAATAACCATTTAAACAATTTGCACCTTTAGTAGCCGCCGCCCGAGCACCAATTACAAAAATTCTATTACTCGTGTAGTTTCCACTAGATGAGGCAGAAATAACTTCTGTATTGTTAATATAGGCTTTTATTGTTGTTGATGAACGAGTGTATGCAATATGAGTCCAAGTTCCAACAGAAACTGTAGCGGTTGAAGAAGTACCTGTAGTTCCATTATAATAATTTAGCGTACCACTAGAATTGATTGATAGGTTTTCTTTATCGTCAGTAAAATTGAAAACTTGATAAATATTTCCGCTACTTGGCATTACGTTAATAAATATCCAACCTTCAATCGTGTATGCACCAGTGCCAAATGCAAATGCTGAAGAACTTGGTGTTTCTATGTAATCGCTAGTCCCATCAAACGCATTTGACCAATTAGACCCATAAGGCGAGAAAGAACCTTGGGTTGTATTGCCGTTACGAGTAATGGTGAAGTTGTTTGTACTGCTGTCTAAGAACGTATTGTTCTGTGCGCCATTAGTTCCATCACCATGCAATAGCATAGTGACGTAGTTAAATTGTGCGTCAAGGACAACGGGAGAACCCGCCCCCTTGTTTAACTTGTTAGCTAAAAACATTAAGCACTCCCTGCCCAATTACCATAAACTGTCCCGCCAACTTGCCAGATCACCACCACGTTTGTGGATGAGGCTTCAAGTGTTGGGGAAGAGCCAGAGCCAGCTACGTTAATCCAAGTCATCGTAGGCCATGTAACTGTGTAGGTAACTGGATTAAGCATCAGCACAACAGACTGTCCATCAGCAAGTGACTCAGTAAATGTTGTGTTTGCGCCAAGTGTTTTTGTCTGAATTGTGCCGTTTGCAGGGTCAATTGCAGTACCAGATAACGCATATACAGTTTCCGTATAAGCCGTGACAGTTGGATTGCTTAGTGCGGGAGCAGTACCAAATACTAAAGCACCAGTGCCTGTTTCATCTGTAACTGCTGAAGCTAAGTTAGCACTTGAAGGAGTTGCCAAGAAAGTGGCTATACCAGTACCAAGACCCGATACACCTGTTGAGATTGGCAAACCAGTTGCATTGGTTAACGTTCCGCTAGTTGGAGTACCTAAAGCACCACCATTGACTACTGGCGCTCCCGATGAACCAACATTAACCGCCAATGCAGTTGCAACACCTGTTCCCAATCCTGATACACCAGTAGATATTGGAAGACCTGTCGCATTAGTTAAGGTAGCACTTGCAGGTGTTCCCAATACGGGAGCAACAAGAGTTAATGCTGTTCCATCTGTTGTAGCACCTGTAATGCCACCAAATGCACCTGCATTGTTATATTGAACTTGCGTTGTAGAACCGCCTGGAGTTCCACCACTACCTCCAGATGCAGAAATAGTAATACCACCCGCACTGTTGGTAATCGTTACGTTTGTGCCAGCGGTTAAAGTAGCTTTGGTAAGAGTATTACCAGTTGAGTTACCAATCAATAATTGACCATCTGTATAACTTGTCTGCCCTGTTCCACCATTTACAACAGGTAAAGTTCCTGTTACACCAGTAGACAAAGGAAGTCCTGTAGCGTTCGTCAATGTTGCGCTAGAAGGTGTACCCAAAGCAGGAGTCACCAATGTAGGAGATGTTGCAAAAACCAAAGAGCCTGTGCCTGTCTCATCTGTTACAGCAGAGATAAGGTTTGCACTTGAAGGAGTACCTAAAAAGGTTGCTACACCTGTTCCTAGACCAGAAACTCCTGTGCTGATAGGCAAGCCAGTAGCATTGGTCAAAGTGCCGCTAGAGGGTGTTCCAAGGGCAGGAGTCACTAAGGTTGGGCTATTGGCAAACACCAAAGCACCAGAACCAGTTTCATCTGTTACGGCAGAAGCCAAGTTAGCAGATGATGGCGTACCCAAGAATGTAGCTACACCTGTTCCTAAACCACTCACACCAGTAGAGATTGGCAAGCCTGTGGCGTTTGTCAAAGTCGCAGAAGCAGGAGTTCCCAATGCGGGAGTCACCAAAGTAGGACTGTTTGACAGAACAACAGAGCCTGTGCCTGTAGAAGAAGTTACACCAGTACCACCATTTGCAACAGGAAGAGTTCCTGTAATGTCGGAAGTAGAGAGACTTACCGCATCCCAAGAAGCATTAGTTCCATCGCTTTGAAGGTATTTGTTTGCAGCAGATGTTTGGCTAGGCAGAAGGTTATTTAGGGCAGCAGTAGCCGTAGAAGCACCTGTACCGCCATCAGCAATGGCTAAATCAGTAATACCTGTAATAGTGCCACCCGTTATTGCAGCAGCAGAGTTATCTGTTTTGGTTGCAACAGCAGTAGCAATATTGTTAAACTCTGTGTCAATCTCCGCACCTTTGACAATCTTGAGAGGATTGCCTGGCGAGAGATTATCTTTGGTTGCAAAGTTAGTGGTTTTTGTGTAATTACTCATGATTTACCTCTTAGGCCATTTTGCCATCTTTGGCTTGAATTTCAATCTTTTGCAATGAAAAGGATACAGAATTTATTGTTGCCTCATAACCAGTTTGAACAATTTTTCCCGCACCTGAAGCATTTGCTTTTAGTGTCTTAATAGCAATGCCAGCGTTGTATTCAGCAATATTGTATTCAGCTACTCCATACTCATAACTTGCTTGAGTTGGAATAAAAACATTCTGTGCTTGATAAGAACCTGAATAATCAAAGCCCCACTTGATAGTTAAGAACTGGTTTGAACCACCAATCACAATTGCTGAAATGCTTTTCAGAATAGAGATTTGATTTGGATTTCCAAGGTCAGCATTGTTGGTGTAATAGACAAATTGGTAACTTTGAGTATCATCAATGTAACCACCATACTTTCCAATAAAGCCATTTTTTCCTATATACAAGTCACCATTACGAAGTGATTTTAAAGATTTGGGAGTAATAGAATCCCATTTAGTAACTCTAAAAGCACCATCCTGCAATGTTTGCTTAGTGTCAAAACAATAAACTACAGAGGCCGCAGGTAAAACAAGCAAGTAAAACGCTTCTTTTTCTGAGTAAACAGATTTTATATTTACTAATGATTCACCAACTAAAGATGAATTCAGATCAAATCGTACATTCTTAGAAATGTCTCTTAAAGGTGCAGATTTCTCTTGGATAGTCCTCATTAGTGAGCGAACACCTGAGTCTGACAAGAAGACAACATCAGAGCCAATGCTTTGAATCGTATCCCTTGCAATACACCCAATTGAGCCTACTGTGTCGCTTAGAACAAGTGATGCGGGGGTAGATGCATTAGAGTAAACAAGAATCTGTCTTTTACCAAAGATAAACAAGAAATCATTGTGAGCCGCCAAGCCCATTACTTCGTCAGCACCATTAGGCCATACACGGGACACATCTAATGTTCCTGAAGTACCACCACCCCATACATGACCTGCAATCAGATCAGAGAAGCTGATAGTGACCTTATCGGAAGCAGTATTAGCCACCCACAAACGACCAAAAGCAGAGATGGCAATATTGGCTTGAGGAACTGTAGCTACATAACCAGACTTCTCAGAAACTCTGCGATAAGTTGTGGTGCTTACAGCGGGGTCATAAATCAAAGGATCGTGACCAGTTTGAAAGAAATAAGCAATGCCATTCAAAGATGCACATTGCCAATTAGATGCCGTAATAGTTGGAGCAGTACCGCCACCACCATAAGTCAACTCAGTCACCGCATTAGAAGTGCCAAGTTTAAATAACTTGTTATTACCCGCAAACAAAATAGTCAAAGCACCATCGTTTTGCACTAATTCATGGATAACACCCACATCGTTAGCACCTAGATTGCCAGAAGAAGAGTTAACCTTTGTGTAGCCTTTTCTAGCACCAATTCGACCAAATTGATCCAAGATGCAGTTAGTTGCAACCAAAGCAAAGCCAGCCCCTAAATCAAGGGGAGAGTCTTCAGTATTCAGGCCATAAAAGCCTGGTGCTGAGAGACTGTAACTTTGAAGTTGTGCTGCCATTAGACCGCCACAAAGTTGTCTTCAGGATAACGAGTGCTTTCCAATGCAATAGCATCAGAGAGCATTCCTCTAAACAGAGCATAAGCCTCGGAAGAGTTTGTTCCACCATCTTCACCACGCTCAATCAAAGCACGAGAATAAGCACTTTGAGAAACCAAGTAGTCCAAAACCTTGACAGAAGTGCCATCAGCAGACAGATTGGCCTGTGGGACAGTTACATCAAACTTCAATGTATATACGCCATCAGGAACAGGAAACAAATCAATCTTTGTATCGCCATTGCCATCTACACCACTAAAGCAGAACTCTGAAGGAATAGACTGTGAAGGTGTACCAAAGTTGAGTTTGCGATTCATGTCCGCAACAGTGGTGTTATCTAGGGTAATGACACTTGTGGTATTGATAGCATCGTTAACACGAAACTTCTGACCAACACCTGTCAAAGCATAGGAACTTGTGCCAGACGTAGTAGTTATTGTAATTGTCTGAGATAGTACATTCCATGAATAACTATCTTCAATCTGACGCTTGGCATCATTGACAAACTTGCCAATCAAAGAAGAATAGGTTGTTTCGCCAACAGTAGATACTGTGCTTTCACGCAAGCGAACCAACACATCGTTAACAAGTTCT